CATTAAATGGAAGAACATCTACATTTAGTTCAGGATTAACAGGTGCGACACCAGTACTAAGTTTACTTAATACTAGTATAAATAATAATACTGTTAATGATCGTAGTTATAACAATATAAGTTTTTTAACAAAAGCAGTTCAATCTAATTATAATAATATAGTATATGAAGGTGATCGTGTTATATATGGTTCAAGTAATAATATCAGTGCTAACAATTCTATTGTTATAACTGCACATAGTCCATATACAACAGGTTTAAGAATTGTAGGAGGTGATAATAATCCTAGTTCAAAATTAGCTGGTTATGATAATATAACATTTAATACACATGATTTAGATCAATGGACTATAGATAAAAGTGGTAATTTAGTTTCTAATATCAGTACTAATTTAATAAAAGTTAATAAATTAACTGGTACAGATAATTCAACTAATTTTTTAAATTTTAATCTTGATCCAAATAATAATCCACAAGGAATAGGAATAAATACAAATAATTTTTATGGTACTAATAATAATATTATATTAAATAATTATCCACAAGCATGCACAAATGGTCTAAGATTTAAATCAGCTGGAACTGATTTTGCTTTTATTTATACAGAAACATCAGGTATTGATAGTACAAATTTAGTTTTTTTAGTAGGTGATAATGCAACTGATTCTTCTCAGTTGACATCAACTGATAAATTTATTTTTAAAGGATGGAATTCTTTAACTAATTCTAATCAAGATATTTTAACATTAATTGGAAGTTTATGTACGTTTACAACTCCAGTACAAGCAACTTCATTTCAAGCAACATCAGATTATAGATTAAAAGAAAATATATTACCATTACCAAAATCATTAGTATTAGATAATTTAAATCCAGTATCTTATAATTTAAAATCCGATCCATCATATGTCTTACATTATGGTTTTTTAGCGCACGAATTACAAGAAGTTTATCCAAATTTAGTAACTGGAATAAAAGATGGTCCAACAACACAAACAATAAATTATAATGGTTTAATTCCATTATTAATAAAAGAAATTCAAGAATTAAAACAAAGAGTAAATTATTTAGAAAATAAGTTAAAAATAAATTAAAAATAAGTTAAAAATTAACATTAAATATTACAATAAAATTATGAAAAAAATCTTAATAGAAAATATACATTATAAATTAACAAAAATAAATTGTTATTATACAATAAGTTATAATTATAATTCACCATTAATTAGTTCATTAATAAGGTCAATAATAGTTAGCTTAAATAATTTTAAAATAAAAATAATAAACCAAACAGAAAATAGTTTAAGTTTCCACTCTTTTTCTCTTGAAACTCTTGAAAATATACTAAACTCAATAACAATATCAAAAAAAATAGTCGAAAAATCTAATCTAATATTAGCCAATAAAGCAACAAATTCATTAATAAATCAATTAAAATTTCTCTTAAAATCAGAAGACTTATGTTTTATAGGTTATAATCCAGAAGATATAATAATAATTAATGAAGAATTATTTATTGTCCTAAACCCAGAATATTTGGAAAGCCTAAATTCAAAAAAACAATTATTAATAACGAGACCATTTACCTTAGATAGTTTTTATCAATCTCCAGAGTTATTACAATTAAAAAATCGTCAAAACCAACAAAGTTATCCATATTTATTATCTTATAAATGTAGTTATTATAGTCTGGGCTGTTTATTACTTTATATTTTAGACCAATCTAATGAAGTTGTCGTGTTAAATACAACTTATAATAAATCATTACAAACCCAATTCCAAAACCAAGAAGAAAATAAACCCAATCAATCATTTTTAAATTTAATAGATTATATAAATGCTAATAATGATTTTAAATATTTTAAATATACAAAATTCTATTATTTTTTAATAAAAGCATTAAAAAAAGAGCCGAATGAACGTTATTTAATTAATATTTAACACTAAAGAGTTGGTAATTAATGTCTTTAAATTATTTTAATATATATATAAATGAATAACTTAAATAAGCGTTTTTTATTATTTTTATGTGGATGTATTCCATCACGGTTAGCATTAGCCTATATAGCAAGTATATTACCATCAAAATATTTACCTTATGCAGGTTATTTGGCTTTAGTTCCAGCATTTGGTTTTCTATATTTATATTTAACAAATAAACGTAAAACAGGTCCAGAAGTATTTGGAGAGAAAATATGGTGGACGAATTTAAGACCAATTCATGCGTTGTTTTATTTTTTATTTGCTATTAGTGCAATTTCAAAAGTAAAATCTTCGTGGAAATTTTTAGTTTATGATGTATTATTTGGTTTAACAAGTTTTTTTATATATCATTATCAAGCAGGTAATTTAACAACTAACAAGCAATAAAATAACTTAACAAAATAGTTTTTAAGTTATTTTATAATATAAATAAAAAAATAATTAATAATTATGTCTAATCATAATAATACTATTTTATTAAATATTCCAGTATATTGTGGTATATTTCTAGCAAATTTATTAGGATGTCAATTAGTAAAAACAAGTTATTTAATTAAATCATATGAGTCGTGTGAAAACTTGAATTTTTGGTTATTTTTATGTATATTTAATAATTGTAATTTTTGGATGATATATGCACTAAGTATAAAAGATATTTATATTTTGAGTAGCTGTTATATTTCATGGTTAGGTTCGCTTTTAGTAATAATAAAATTATTAATATATCAATATCAATTACTTCCATTAAATCCACTACTAATAAAATTTCAAATAGTTACATTATTATATATATTATTATGTGCTTCATTTGAGACGATAATATTAAATATAAATAAGTATTTATTATATGGAATAACTTGTAATATTTATCAATTATTATATTATTCATCACCATTAATAAACTTATGTAAAATAATAAAAACTAAAAATATAAGTAGTCTATATTTACCAATGATGGTATTAGGAACAGCAAATACTTGTTGTTGGGTTAGTTATGCATTAATAAATAAAGATATATTTCAAATAATACCGAATATTTTTGCACTAGGATTTTTAACACTACAATGGATAATTTATTATATTTTTAATTTCTCTCAGTTAAATAAATCTATAACCAATGCACCAGAAGATGTAATACATTATTAAATATAATTAATAATTCAAAATTATTATGGTAATAAATTGGATAATTTAATAAAAAGTTCAAATTGTGTACCAAAGAAAACAGAAATAAAAAACAATCCAGGAATAGTATTTTGCCAAGACCAACCAAAATAATAAATTTTTTCAGCAATAAAAGCTAGTACAATACTAGCAATAAATATATGTATTAAAATTTGTATTATATTATTATTAATAATAAATAAGTTAATAATTTTTATTGTTTCATTAACTATAATACCTAATATAATACCACTACAAGCCCAAGTAAAATTTTGAATTGTTAAAACTTTAAGAGAAGATTTAGGTTTATAAATAAGATAATTTTGTTTTTGATTAAGTTTTTGATTTTGTTTCATTTTAGAATTAAAATTATATAATAATATATTGTTAGAATATTATAATAAATAATAATATATTATTAGAATGTCATTAACAACATTTAAAAAGAAATCAGTTATAAATTATGGTTCAAAACGTTCAGGTAAACCACCAGGTGGTATTTGGTTACCACAAGGTCCATTTGGTGCTTCAACACAATCATTAAAAGATGCATTAAACACTTATGGTCCTGTTGGTTTTTCTCTCAATGGAGGTCATCGAAATATTGGTGGTGTTGGTCGTAGTATGCATATGTCTCAATCAGGCACCCCATATAGGGGAATTCATCCAATTGGTTTTGGTGGTAGTTATGGTAGTTATAAGCGAGCCCAGCCATTATTAAACTCCCAAATAGTAGATACATTAGGTAGTCAATATTTATACATAAAACCATCAGTATTATCAACAAAAGGAATGTTAATGAAAAAATATAAATGGGCTTATTATGGAAAATATCCAAATTATTGGGTACAACCAAATTATACAGGTAATTTAACAGATAATACATCACAAGGTTTATACATACAATCATTAGCATCAGCGAATACTTGTAATCTTAAAGTAAATAATAGTGAAAATTATGAAACAAATTATGTACGTTGTGGTCCAACATTATGTAAATCAGGACGTTCAACAGCGAAGTTTAAATATAATGATATGGCTCGTAATGGTCCATATTCAAAGGATTTATATCAACCAGTAGATTATAGTGAATATAATAGTTATCTTACAAAGAAATGCACTAATCCAAGTGGACCACAAAAACCATTTCCATTTGGGGTTACACGTGGTTCAAGTCATAACGCAGCAGGAACATCAATTCGTTCATTTGGTAGTGGTTGTAATAGTACTCAAATATATCTAGAACCACCAGCTTGGTATACAAAATCAGGACCAGAAATTAGTGCTGAATAATTTTTAACTTCACACATTAAGTAAGAAAACTTACAAAAATCTAACAAAATCTAACAAAAATACAATAATATATTAAAAAAATTAATATAAAGACTTTTAGTCAAAATAATTATTACAATTAATTTAAAATTAATGACATTTACGTGGGATTTTAATTTAAAATTAACATCAAATTTAAGTAATTTAGTAAATAATACATTATTAGCATTTAATATAAAATTCCAGCATTTAGCAGAAGTAAATAAGAGTTATACAAAACATTTTATTGACGCATTAAATTTTTCTCTACAATCATTTGAAGCAGGATATTATTTTTTAATTCATGCAATTATTCCAGATTATTATGTAAATCAAGGAACAAAAAAAATTACTAAATTAGCAGAATGTTTAAAGTTAAATGAAATACAAACTAATTTATGTAATAAAATAAATAAAGATGATTAAACTAAACCTTTTCTAAAGTAAATAAACACTAGTAATCTTGTATTCATAAATATTATTATAAATATTATTATAAATATTATTTTAAATATTATTATTTTTAGTCGGTGTAATATTATAATTAACAATTATGTTTTTTAATTTATTATATTTATTTTTATAATAAATTAAAATAAAAATTAGCATTTACACCCTTGAAGATTTAAAATGGGACAAGGTGTAATGTTGAATTTCACAACTTACTTCACTTATCTGCTTTTGGGTATCGCAAGCATTTATACATTTCAAATATTGGTTCCTTCATGGTTCCTTCAATCTTATTATGAAATTCTTACTCCCTAAGGAATTGTAAGAAAAATATGGAACTCATGATATTTGCTACTCATTTCTTTTGAAACGAGTAAATAGTTTTAACATCTCCGTTTCTTTATAGAAGCAATTAGAAACATCCTAAATGGAAGTATTAGACACTATTAAACTATACTTACTTTTCTATGTAATTTTGTCTTTAAGTTATTTTATCAAAAATATTAAAAGGTGATATTTTAAATCTTCAAGGGTATAAAAATAATAATATGCCAATAAAAGGTTGCTTAGGATTTATATTAAAAAAAAAAGTTTATTTAAGTCCAATAACTAAAAATGAAACATTATTATGGCAATTAGCAATTAGTGAATGTTATATATTATTAAAACATTATTCATTAGAAAATCTAAAAGATAAATTAAGTAAGTTAAAAATATTGTCATTAAAGAATTTAGAGAGAAAACCGAAGTGTGAAGATTTTGAAAAAACAAAATATTATAATTCAAATGATTTATTAGAACAAAATATCCAGTATAACCAGCATAGCCAAAATATTTCAAATGAAGAATTATGGAGCAAATTATTAAAATATTGTGAATTAAGTTTTATAAATTGTTTAGATTGTGGATATTTTATTAATTCATTAAAAATAATAGATTTACCAACTAAAATTCCGATATTTTTACTAGATTTAGATAATAATTTAATATATTATTGTTCTTCATTCAATCAAACAAATCAAACAAATCAAACAAATCAAACAAATGTAAAATCATTATTAAAAACAATGACCCAAACAACATTCGAAGAATTATTAAATTTTGAAACTATGCCACAAATTTCTCTCGAAACATTAATAAT